CATGTGCTATTGGAAAATAATTTTTGTATCCATTAACAGCAACAGCTATACCTACGACTTCACCTTGTCCTGATATTGCACCTGAACCAGTTGATTTTAAATTAGGGTCACGTGTTTCTAAGTCAATTGCAATTTCTTCTGCTTCTCTTAGATCAGGAAATTCTTTTGGTATAATCCATTCTGTTTGTGCTACTATCATATTAAATCAAATATATATATTGTCATTATAATTAAACCAAATATTTCTGTGTAGACATTCATTTCTTTTTTAAATCTTTCATTGTTTTTATTTCTAATTCACAATAATGAATTATCTTTTCTAAATCTTGTATGCCATTTTTATTTTTATAACGACACACGTATTTTATAACATTCCCCTGAAAAAAGGAAAGGTCATTCTTTGAAATAAATTCGTAGGGTTGAATGTGAAACGATTTATAATGATTCCCGCCTATCTGTTTATCTTGTGGAAATGCTTCTTTAAATATATCTTTGTTTGTCATAGTGGGTAGGCCTTTCTTGTTTTATTTGCTAGTTTAAACATATAGAGATTGTTTTTTGCACGTGTGTACGCTACATACCAAACTCTATGTTCTTCGTCTGCTTTGTCTTGACTTTGATTCATTGCTTTAATTATTTTGTTACCAAGATCTGTGCATAGAATTACATTATCTTGTTCACCACCTTTGATAGCGTGAATTGTAGAAGTCCATATTCTTGCTTCTGCATCTAAGTTTTCTTTGTTTTCAAATAGACGTACTAAATATTCTTTTTGTTCTTGCTCATCTTTATCTACTAATACAAACGCATTAAACCAGTTTTCATTTTTATTCCATTTAACATTTCCGGTGTATGTTTTAATATCTTTTGTATGTTCTTCAGTTAGTTCTTCTCCTTTACGCCAGCGTTCATAATTTTTAACTGCTCTATATAAAGAAACTGTAATGCTTTTTCCGTTATTACTTTCGTAGTAAAAACCTTTTTCAAAAAGTTTTTCCTGTATCTTTAATAATTTTGATACTGTTCTTGCAAGAATTAACCAATTACCTTTTGATAAATCTATTTCATCTAAATTATATATTTCTTCACAAACACCTTCATAATCTCTTGGATAATATTTTTTATCTTTTTTAATTCCAGATATATTTCCAATAGCTATCATAGATTGTTCTTGTATAGTTTTAGATATTCTTTTTGAATATATTAAAACCTTTTCTTTTGCAGGTTCTTTTATAAATCTACTAACATCTGCTCCGGCCCATGCAAAAATAGCTTGATCATCATCACCTGCAAGATACATGTCTTTAGTTTTTGTTTTTAAAATATCAAATAACTTCCATTGTAATGGTGAAAGATCTTGAGCTTCATCTATGAAGATAACATCAAACTCTGGAATTTTATTTGGTTTTTTTATTAGTTGATCTATCATATCATTAAACTCAAATATTTTTTTTTGGTTTTTGTAATTAATTAAATTTCTATTTATGTGATCTAAAGTTATCCAATTAACATGTTTTGGATCGTGTTCTTCTAAATTAAATTCTTCTTTAACATTTATACATTTGTTAAATGCTTTTTGTATAATTTGAAAGTATGGGTTTTCAAAACCTAAATAAAAAGATTCGTCTTTGTTATATCTATCATAAAACTTTACTTGTAAATTTAATTCTTTACCTAGTTCTTCATAATGATATGGTTGCATTACATCTTCTTGAACCATGTTCAAACATTCAAATGCAAGTGAGTGAAGTGTTTTAAAATATTTTAACTTTTTATTTTCAAAAGGCATTCTACCTTTTGCTTCATCTGCAGCTTTTTTAGTGAATGCAAAATAACCTATACGATGTAGTGGTATGTTATATTTTCTAATGTATGCTCTTGCTCTATTAATTAATCTATATGTTTTACCTGTTCCAGGTGGACCATAGTATTTATACAACATTGTCTTCGCTTTCTATTGGAACTGTTTCTTCTACTTCTTCTGGTTTTTCAAAAAGAAATAAAGGAATTCTAGCTACTCTTATTGCTTTAAATGGATTACCTTTGTCATCTTTACCTGGATATCTTTTTTGATGACCAAACAATACTCTTTTTTCTTCGTCTTCATCTTCATAATCATACAGTTGTCTTTCAATCATGTAAGATGTTTTCTGTGGTTCGTATTTCCACTCTTCATTTTTTAACTTGTCATAAAATTTATCAAATATAAACCATGCAAACTTATCATCAACATATGGTCTACCACTTGCAAAAGACATAAAGTTTGTTGCTTGAGCCCCGTATATATGTTTTTCTAATAATTTTTGTAATACTTCTAAAGGACTAGTACCAGCTGCAGGTTCTATTATTTCTATTTTATCTTTACCACTTATTGATTTTAAAATTAAATCAAACTGTTCTTGTTTTATAGGTGGTGCTACAATTAAAGCTTGTTCAAATAATACTGTTTTAAATTCATGGACTTGAGTTAATTTGTATGTATTTTTTAAATGTAGTTGCATATTCTCTCTTTCATCAGGATGTTCTACAGTAACTCTCCATTCTGGATTTGGTTGTAAATTTATTTTTTGTAAATTACTTAACGTTGGATAACTTTCTTTTTCACCAGATAAGACGCCATACTTTCTTTTAGTGCACAAAGCTTTCATACAATTTGGTTCTAATAATGGATCACTACATGTAAAACCTTTTTTCTGTTTTTCCCAACTTTTTATTTTTGATTTTATATGATCGTCTGTCCAATATTCATCAAATGAAAAATATTTTCTACCTGCTTGTACAATCATTTTTTTCCAAGTATCATCACCTGGATATTTTTTCTTAGCAAATACCATGTAGTTATATAAAAATCTATCTCTACCATCTGTAAACGTCATTTGTTCTTTAGTTAGTTTTTGTAGACATGGTGGACCATCTTCAAATTCTTCACCACCACCTTTTAATTCTGCATAAATTAAATCTTCTTTTATCTTTTTAAAATTTTTTGGATCAATTAAATTTAAACCAACTGTCTGTACAAATTTTTGAAAAGACATTGTTGTTCCATCAATATCTAATGCTTTTCTATCATTACCATTGTATGGTAAATTTATAAAATTACCATTTGATACTGTGCCATCGCTTGAAATAAGTTGTGTTTGTTTTGGAAATATTTCTGTAGATGCTGGAAGTTTAAAAACAAATAATAAATCTTCTAAAAAATTTCTAATTTCTTTTGCTTTGACCCACCTAGTGGTGAATACATATAAATGTAATCCACCACTTTTGGATAAGACAGGTATAATTGGTAGGTCCTTATCTTGGATGACATCAAGATAAAACTTTTTATCAATAGGATATTTATCTACATCTATTGCACCAAATTTTGCCATACCTTCATCAGTGCAAGGTTGTATTCCTATTGATCTAATTCCTTTTAAATGATCTTCGTAGTCTTGATTAGTAACTGGAGTTTTAGTCCATTCATGTTTCCATTTCTTTTTGCCTGTTACTTCGTCAATGTATCCATCATCAACTTTACAGACACCATAACTTCTTTGTAAACCTGTAAAATATTCTATGTACTCTTTCATTTGTCATCCTTTTTAATTTTAAAAGGCGGCTCCAGTCTCCCTTTGCCGCCTTCGTACTTATTGCAAGTGTGTACTTTCCCATTGGGAAACTATATAATTTCTTCTTGTTTAGTTTCACTACCTTTATCATAGTCAGGTTTTGTAGAACCTGATGATACTTGCTTGTGAAACTCTTGACCCATCATATAGATAGCTGCATCTTTTTCGTCAGAAACATTTAACATTCTAACTAAAGATGGTTTATAAACATGCCAAGTTTTATCTCCTGCACTTTTTTCTGCAGTCTGTAATTTAAACATTGCAGAGTATGCTGCAGGTTGGAAAGAACCTTTATCATCTGTAATTCTAAGATTAGAAATCAGATCATTTAGTTTTCTTGCCGGTGTAAGATTAGATGATCTCATTGTGATCACCGCTTTTCTTGGCGCACCATCTACCATTACAATTACAAAGAAGTACATTGTTTTCTCAATATAGTTACCATTTTGTAATCTATATTTGATACCACGCATTTCTTCTTTTGCACTAGCAGGTGGAGTTAAATGTGTTCCAACAGGTGCTGATGGACTATCTCCCATCTCTTGCCACTCTGGCCATCTAGTCTGTGTATGTGCTACAATGACATCGATACCTTTGTCGCCGTCCATAGGTTGTCCAAAACTATTGGAATATATCATACCAGGTTCAGCTCCTTCTACATGCTTTGCACTTCTAGAATTACACTCTGGTGATAGTTGATGTAAGATTTTCAGAATCGGTGTTGATACGTCATCTGATTTAATTTCCTCTGCACCTTTACCAGAATCGGCTCTAAGGTTTACAGCGGCTAGTGCGCCTGCACTATTCTTTTTTACGACTTGTTTGTCCATACTATTTACTCCTTATTAGTTTAGTATTTTATTGGTTTATTTTTTATTAGTAATGCTTGTACGATTTCCGTCCAAAACATTAAACAACTCAGCGGGAACTTCTTTACCATTCTCTTTCCATTCTCGCATTGTTGCTGAGAGTCGAGAGGGGTGAACCTTCTCTTGTTGAGTTGGTTCAAACCCGCTCTCCCTCGCAAGGTTAGCATAAGCCATAGCCTTGTTATCTTCGTTCTGACCAAATGATACTATAATATTATTATCTACAATATCACCTAAGCCATTATCTCGAAGCCATTGTATCACTTCCATCTTTTTGTCTGCTTTAGCGGAAGCATAAAACTTTTTACCAACAGATAGTTCAGAACCATCTTTTAGTTTTACAGTTTTTAAATTTTGTTTCTCCATTATTTCTGGAATTGTAAATTCAGAAATATATTTTTCTTGTTCTTTAAGTTCTTTTAATTTTATTTCTGTTGCTAATATCTGTGCACCAACAGATTTAAATTGTTCTATTGCTTCTGATAATTCGTTTACATCAACACTATCAGTTTGATCAGGTGCATCCTGTCTTAAATTAATATTCATAATTTTACCTTTCGTAAAATGTATATATAGGATAATTCTAGTTTGTCAACTAGTTTTGAAAAATATTTATTTCTATTGGATAGTATGTTTTTTCCTGTCTGTCCCATTTTAATAATTTATATTTGCCGTTAGTCATATCAGAAACTATAGAGCATGTCACTCCAATAATTGCTGGATCACCAGATAATAATAAATAATCTTCTTCTGTAAAATTTTTTAATTTATCTCTAATTTGAAATATTAAAGGACCAGGTGAAAAAATCATTTGTGCTCTTGCAGGAAGCATAACCGTAATATCGCCATATTTTTGTGCACCCATTATATTATATTTGGGTTGACCGCTTTCTCTATCGACAGGTATGTCCTGGACTAAATACACTTTGGGCATTGACTTTTTCCTTTTGTAATAATATATACACTTTTAGAAAGAAAAAGCAAATGAACTACAAATTCAAAACTAAGCCTTATGGGCATCAACTAGATGCATTAGAAGCATCTTGGGATAAAGAAAATTTTGCGTACTTCATGGAAATGGGTACAGGTAAATCTAAAGTTTTATTAGACAACGCATCAATTTTATATGACAAAGGTTTAATAAATGGTCTGTTATTAATTGCTCCTAAAGGTGTGTACAAGAATTGGTATGATTCAGAAATACCTACACACCTTCCAGACCATGTGGCTAAAAAAATTGTGTTATGGAAAACGTCTGATAAATCTAAAAAACAACAAGATATATTAAATACGTTATTTAAGTCAGAAACAGATCTTCATATTTTAATTATGAATGTTGAAGCTTTTTCATCTGGTAATGGAACACAATTTGCTAAAAAATTTTTATCGTGTCACAAGACTATGATTGCAATTGATGAATCAACTACTATTAAAACACCTACATCAAATAGAACAAAAAATATTTTATCTCTTAGAAAAGATTGTAAATATAGAAGGATACTTACAGGTTCACCTGTAACCAAATCACCTTTGGATTTATTTAGTCAGTGTCAATTTCTTGATCCCTGGCTCCTGGACCATCAATCGTATTATACGTTCCGTGCTAGATATTCTATCTGTAAAAAGATTCAAGTAAATGGTCGTCAGGTAGAAATAGTTGTAGGCTATAGAAATCTTTCTGAACTATCAGAAAAAATAAAACCTTTTTCAAAAAGAATATTAAAAGAAGATTGTTTAGATTTACCTTCTAAATCTTATGTCAAGCATTATGTTGAACTTACAAAAGAGCAAAAAA